GCGAGTCGTTCGGTTGCTTGTTCTGCGTTGACGTACGAATTGCGTAGCCGGTCGACTTCGTTGAGAAGTGCGCGTACTTGTGGTGCGTTGTCACCGAACTCTTGGCGAAGGTTTCGGGCGTTGACGTCGGCTGACGCTGTTGCGTCATTGAGCGAGTCGAAACGTGCGCGCAGCTCGTCGAGCGCTGGTGATTCTTCGCCGGTGATGGCGGCGGCCAGGTCGCTGGCTGACACTTGGGCCGCTTCGGCCAGCTCGACCATGCGTTCGGTGGACAACAGTTTCGCCAATGTGGCGTCGACTGCTTCGCGTTGTGCTTGACCCTCGAGCTCTAACGCTGTCGTGAAGTCTTGAGTGATGCCGTTCAACCGATTTTTTTCGGACGACATCAGCTTGTAGATCGCTACTGCGCCGCCGATTGCTGCGAACACTGCGGCCGCTTTGATCATGAGCGCGTTGAATGATCCGGCGAGAACAGCGTTCTTGATTGCGATGGCGGTTTGTATCGCCGAGTACACCTTCATGGCGGCGTTTACAGCAATGATCGTGGTCGCTAGGCCGGCGATGGCTGCGCCTGCGATGAGCACGACGTCGGTGTTGTCGGCGATGAACTCGGTAAGGCTTTGAACGACCGGAAGCAGTTTGTCGATGATTGGCAGCAACGCTTGGCCGATTTCTGCGGCCATGTTCTCGAGACGTGCCGACAGGATGCGTGTTTGGTTGGCAAGACCGTCAGACGTGCGAGCAAAGTCGCCTTGCGCGTCGGTCGTCTGTCGAAAGATGACTTGTTGCGCTGCCAGGATTTTTTGTTGTGCGTTGAGTGCGCCGTTGCCGTCGTAGATGCCGAGGTTGAGTGCTTCGGCGCGCAGGGTGGCGTCGTCGAGTAGGACGCCGTAACGCCTGAGTGGTTCGGATTCGCCACGTAACGCTGCGCCGAGCGCCTGGACGGCGTCTTCGGGTGTCGTGTTGTTGAACGACGCCAGGTCGGACGCTAACGCTGTGAAGTCGTTCGAGAATGTTGACAGTGCTTCGCCTGAAAGGCCAGCGGCTTTGCCGAACGTGCCGAATGTGCCGGCCGCCTCGAGCACCGCGATTTCGGATTGGCCTAACGCTGTGTCGGCGCTACGTGAGAACTCGATGATGGCAGTGGCTGAGTCACCGAAGATTTGGGTGACTTTCGACTGTGCTTCGCCAAGGTCGGATGCTTTGCGAATCGCCGGGACGGCGGCGGCAACCAAACCACCGAGCGCTGCGGTTGCTGGCAGAAACGCTTTTTTGAAAGCAAACGCCGCTTTCTGGCCGTTCGTTTCAAGCTTTTTAAAGTCCTTGATGGCGCGCTCAAGGCCTTTGGGGTTGTATTCGGTAACTATCGGAAGGTTGATTGCGCCTCGAGCCACGGCTTCACCTTTCGTACTTGCGGCTAATTCTGTCAGCCGCCTCCGTAATCAAGTCGACAAGCTCGTCACGGACGTCGTCGATGCGAGCGTCGTAGGCCGGCCACATGACACGAGACGGTTGTCCCCAACCGGCAGCGGCGAGGTTGCGCGCCAGCTGGTTGCCAGAGTTCTTTTTGCCGGCCATGTCCATCACGACAGCGATGCGCGTTTTTTGTTGGACGGTGAACACTGTGCGCTGTTTTTTTGACGCGTTTACTTTGAAGACGACGCCGGACCGATAGCGGCCGATGTTGCGTGGTGTGAGTTCTCGACCTCGAGGCGACCATCGGCGGCGAAAGCCGGACAGTGGAATTACGGTGTAGCGACGTTTGGCGTCGTCGGTGACTGGTTTGACGATGGTGCGAGCGTTGCGTCCGAACTCTTTGCGAAGCTCTGGGTCGACTTTGCGAAGCGTTTGTAGAACGTCGCGTACGCCGTTTACTTCGATGCTGGCGCTAACGCTCACCGTTTCGCTCTGTCTTTGAGAATGTCGGCCACGGTGGCATGGTCTTCGACATCAAACTCGACTTGTGGAGGCCACCAGCCGAACATGACCAGCATTTCTGCTAGGCCTCGTCGCCAGGTGCCTCTCGGGTAGGGCGGACTGTTGCCTCTGATGCGACAGTGACGTTTTTCGCTTTTTTGATGAAGTCGTCGAACATCATCGGCACGACGATTTCGTTCTGTTTGGCGGCTTCCCAAGCAAGGTACGCAAGATCCTCGGCTCCGATGCCAGAGCCGAGGTCGCTGATCTTGCGTTTGAACTTGCGTTCCCATGCAACCACCGTGAACAGGTTGGTGTCGACGGTCCATTGGGTGCCGTCGTTCATTTCGACGTCGAGTCGAAGTTTCATTGTCGGGGCCTTTCTGTTGTCAGGTTGCGCGTGCGAACGTACCACCAGTGAATGTCACTTCGACGGTGGAGAGCTCGCCGACGCTGCCGTTGATCGGCGTGAAGCTTGCGAGCATTGCGTTGGTGATGGTGTATTCGGGGTTCGTCGCTGCCGCTGCGCCGGAGGCCGGCAAGATGACGAGAGTGGTGGTGCCGTCACCGACGATGTCTTCGAGCGTCGCCTCGACCTCGGCGGTGTCGTAGCTGAGGAACATGGTGAGTGTCACTTCGACGCTTTGAAGTCCTTTCGTGAAGCTGCGGCCGGTGCTGCCGAAAGCGGTGGTCTCGAGGCTGTCGTAGCCGACGGTCAGCGTGGCGCTGGTGCACTGATCGGACAGGTCGACTGCGCCGATCGTGACGGACGGGTTGGTGAGTTGGGTGGTCGTTGCCATGAGTGCTCCTTATGGGGCTTCGTAGGTTGATGCGAGTCTGATGGTCAGGTCGTACGCCGGCAGCTCTTGGGTGCCGATGATCGCTACCGATGGTGCGCCGGCCACCACTGCCAACGAGCTGTTCATGATCGTCCAGGCCGTCGTCAGTAGATAGTTGGCGACGTCTTGGTTGCCTGGTGGCGCTCCGAGAACTCGGAGCCGCATGGTGACGTCGGCGATGCGACTGGTGAACGTGTCCCAGGTCGGCAGCTCGAGGAACACGGTGAGCGGTCGTGCGTTGCGTGGATCGGTAACCGGCACCAGGCCGAGGCCGGTGATGACGGTCGAGACGGCTGCGATCGAGTCGCGAAAGATGCCGGCGGCGGTCGTTGCCATTACGCCACCTGTGGCCGGCCTACGCCGAGCAGCTGGAGCACGCGCCCCATTGAGAGCGAAGGTTGTGGCATGGACATTGCGTCGTACGACTGGAACGAATCGACCGAACCGCGTTCCCGATAGATGCTTGCAGCGTAAAGAATCGTCCCCATTTTTGCTGCGCCGTTTGGCGCCACAGTCGGGTTGTCGTTGTAACCAGCTTCGTGGCGGCGGCGGAACGCAAACGTGTTGGCCGCTAGAACGCATTCGGCAAGAAATGCGGTGTCGTTGGCGGTGGCCGCAGCGATGCCGAGGAACACTTCGACGTCGTCTTCGTCGATCCATGTCGGCTCTTCGACGAGAATCGCTGAGACTGCGGTCGAGGTGATGTCGTCTTGATTGTTGACCGTGTATTCGACGGTGGTGACACCGACTGCGGTCAGCTGGTGGTGGCCGTCGAGCTTGTTGTAGCCGGTGCCGTAAATGTGAACGGTTTCGCCCACCACCAAGCCTGTGACGGACGCGACGGTGAGGGTGACAACGTCGTCTGTGCACTCAAGGTTGGTGATTGCGATTGACATGATGGTGGGCGAACCGTCCGTGCGGGGATCAGGCGCGAGTGACGAACTTGGTGTCGTCGATCATCAGCGTCGCGAGATATCCGCGGAACGCGATGGTGCGTGACAGCGTTGACGGGACGTCTACGGAAATTGCGCCTTTGATCTGTTCGAAGATTTCGAAACCGTCAGAGTTGCCGACGTACACGTTGTTGTCGCCAACCGCCACAAGGTTGCGGTCGACGATGACTTGCAAACCAAAAGCGACGGCGTCGGTGTTGGCAGCGTTGACGGAACCGAATGCGTTCATCGGTCCGACCGTCGGGAACAGTGGCCGACCGTCTTGGTCCTCGAGAGCGCCCAGAGCTTGGAAGTAGGCCGGTTTCATGATCAACACGTTCGGCAGATGACCGTTCGAGTTCGTCAGAATCGTCGTGGCGGCTTCGTACACGAACGCTGCCCAGTCGCCTGGATCGGTTGCTGAAGTCAGCGTGGCAGTCTGGGTGACGCCGGCTTCGAACTGGGCGCACGCGTAAACGTCGGTCTGGTTGGCGTAGATGCGGCCCATGTCGTCGAGCACCAACGAGAGGACAGCCGGGTCGGTCCAATCGAGGTCCTGTTCGGAAATGGTGACGTAACCACCAAATGTCTGCTTGGTGACCTGATTCGACGAAACCACGAAGGTGCCTTGCGTAATGGTCGTGTTCTCGGTGACTTGTTGACCGACCGAAGTGTGCGTGGTGACTTCGGGTCGGATGAACACTTTGCCGCCGCCAGGCATCGCTCGAACACCCATGCCTTCGACGAGTGGCCGCATGCGACGGAAATTGTTGTACACCGGCTCCACGATCGGCGTGGGCAGAATGCCAGGCGTGTCGGTGGTGATCACATCGGGAGCGGCTGCGCGCAGTCGAGCATCGAACTCGGCCCATTCGGAACCGCCGGCCAACACTTTGGCGATGTATTCGGCAGCGGACGGCATTTGAAAGTCTTTCTTTGCCGTCGCCCAAATGGGAGCAGTGGGAACAGTGGGAGCCGAGGCCTCGACCTCGACGTCGGTGTTGGTGGCCTCGGCCATTGGTGTGTCCTCCTTAGGGACTTCTGGTGTGGTTGGTTGTGTGGCTGCGACTTCCGCGATGCGTGCGCCGGAGAACGCTGGGACGGCTACGAGTGACAGTTCCATCCAGTCGCCGGCAGTGATGACCATGGTGCCTGACTGGTCGTAGTGCCATTCGGTGGGGTTGACGCCGACGCTGACGCTGTCAATGGCACCCATCTCGAGCAGTGCGAGGGCGTCGTCGCCTGCGCGTGTAGCTGCGATTTGGGCTTCGAACTCCATGCCTTCATCGGTCGAGGTGCGACCTGTGACCAAACCGCGAATCTGCGCCAGGTCGTGCGATTCGATGAGTTTGGGTGCTGGGCCTTCGGTTGGGAGTGCGTCTTTGGCGAACTTGACGGTGGTGCCGTCCATGACAGTCGCTTCGACATTCCACGGCACGGCGATGCCTCGCAGGTAACGTCGTTTCTTTTCGCCTTCTGCGGCGTGGACATTGACGGGTGCGGTCAGTCTGATCATGAAATCAGCTCCTCGGTCATCGGTTCGGTGTCACCTTCGAGGTTGTAGTCGGTGAGATAGGCGTCGATGTCAAACCTAACGTGACGGCCTCGAGGGGTGACATTGTCGAGTGACAGCGTTTCTTGAATGGCGCAGATGAACGGTTTGGCTCCGAACAAATACAGATCCTGCCTGGCTTGTTGGGCGTTCTGATAGGTCATGCCGCCGGTTGGGATTCCGAGCAAATACGGCGGAATGTTTGCAACTCGGGACAGCTCAAGCGCAGCGTGTTCGCGTCCTTCGTGCAGCTGCAATTTGGACGGGTCCGAATCGAACTCGACGAACTTGACGTACTGGTTGAGTGCGCCGATCGCGTTTGATGCTCGAGCTGTCGACCAGGCCGCTGCGAGTTCTGCGAGTTCGTCGCCACCCATGGGTTCGCCGTCGGTCTGCTGAAGATAGCCGGCTGCGATTTCGTTCGATGCAAAACGCTTCGCCGCAGTATCGAGCCGGATAGCGATGTCGATGGCACGTTGGCCTTGATAGAGCAGACCGTTGATTGGTGAGAGAAATTGCACGACGTTGTTGTGGTCGACTGGTGCGCCGAGAAACTCGATTTGTTTCGATGGTCCGAACCATTGCGGACCGGCTTGATCGCTGGTCGACACTGAGCCGGCTGGAAGCCAAGTGAACGACGCCGGGAAACCGGACGCGTAGCGAGTGGTTGTGTACCAAAAAGCTCGGCCATAGAAAAATAAATCCGAAAACGTGTTCGCCATGATGAAATTGCGCGTCACGTTCGGATCGGGACGGGTGAACCACGATTCACCGGGAATGTGGATTTCTTCGTAATCCTCGCCGGTCCACTGCAACGTGTACTGCTTGAGGTCGAGCGAGCCGATCATCGAAGCGATCAGGTCGCGAGCTCGGCTGATCGTTGGAACGCCTAAGGCACGCTCTACACCGGCCCCGACAGCGTAGGCGTAGAGCGTGCCGATCTGTGAGGCTCCACCAGCTGCGGCGCGTACGGCTGGCTCGACAGGTGCGCTATTGAACGCCGGTTTCTTGTTCTTGCGAAACGCCATACGGCGTCAGTCTTTCACCTACAACGCGCGTTGTGTTCATGATGCGGCGAACATCGGTTTGCGCACTTTGGCGGTGTGTTTCGCTGCCAGACCAGCGGCCCACACCATGCATCTGGCGAGTTCGATCGGACCGGGCGATTTCTGGGACGACAACGCCATCGAGTTTTGTGAGCGGATCAGTACGGCTCGGCCAACGTGTTCGGCCAGGTTTTGCTGGTCGGCGTGCACCAGGCGCTCCTCGAGCACCAGGGATCGGACGATCGGCGTGTATGTGTACTGCTCTGACATGCCGACCGTGTTCGTTCGACGTTGGACCTCGGGTTTCGCCACTGCGAACAGGCCAGGCGTGATGGCGAGCTGAACGGACCGATCGGCGAGCAGCCGGTCGATTTCGGACCACATCGCCGCTGCCGAATCGACGACGAACTCGGTAACAACGTGAATGATGCCGTCGACGTTGACGGCACGAACGCCGCAGTATCGGGATTCGTCGAGTGACGAGTCGATTGCTACGACGCCGCCGGCCGGGATCGCTGTCGTGGTGACGCATTGGTCCCAGACGCCGATCGGGAGCCATGACGACGCCGAGGCGATCCACACGTTGAGGTGGGCTCGGTAGAACGCCGATTGATCTGGTGTGGCTGATGCCGCCTCGAGCGCGTCGAACGTAATGGTGGTGCCGAGCGCCGGGTTCGCCCATCGCCACGATTCGCGGTCGTGTAGCGGAGCTCCTGGCGGCGGTGACCATTCTGCGAAGTAGAGCCGAGAGTCTCGGCCGGCGTCGATGGCGTTGATGGCTTGTTCGCGCAGCTGAAGCATGACGGTCGATGATTCGTCGCCAGCCGTGGACCACATCGAGAGCAGTGGCGATTGGCGTGCGATTTGCGAGGGACGCAACGCGTCGAAAACGACGGCCGGCGCAACGGACCACACTTCGTCGACGATGATGAGGTCGTTGGTGCCGCCGTGCGCGTTCGTCGGTGTGGCAGCTCGGACCACCATTTGCGAACCGTCCGGCATGTCAACGCTGGCGCGACCGTATGACCTCGTCGATTTGCCACCCATTTTCTCGAGGACAGGCTCCAGCTCGAGAAAGATGGCGTGAGCTCGGTCGAGCTTGTGCGCCGTCAGAAACACCGTTTGCGGTGTGCCTCGACGTTTCGCCATGTCGGTCAACCACCAGCCGGCCAACGCTTTCAAAGCGACTGTTTTGCCGTTCTGCCGTGCAACCGACACCAACGCTTCACGGTGCACCAAATTGCCGCCGTTGTGGCGCAGCTGGCCGTCGAGAGCGATGCGCTGCCAGTCCATGAGCTCGGTGCCGAGGTGACGTTGAGCCCAAGCAGCTACGTCAGGGCCGAATGTCTCGCCTCCCAATGTGCCGACTTGCAGTCTCGGATCAATACGGCCGGCTTGCTGTCGTTCGGCCTCGAGCACGCTGGTTTCGACGTCATCGGCCTCGGTTTGTGCGATATACGAAGCG